GAGACAGGCATGGCGTCTTTTTTGGCTTTGCCGATCTGCTCTTCGACTTTCTGCTCGATGGGCAATCCGTGACAATCCCAACCCGGGGTATAGCGGACATCTTTGCCTTGGAAATAGTGGTATTTAACAATAATGTCTTTGAGGATCTTATTGAGGGCATGCCCGATATGGATGTCTCCATTGGCATACGGCGGGCCATCATGGAGCGTAAACATCTCATGGCCGGCACGCTTGGCTTTCATTTGTCCGTACACATCATCTGCAAACCATTTCTGATAGCGCTTGGGTTCATTGGTGGGCAAATTTCCACGCATTGGGAAATCGGTTTGGGGGAGGAGAAGGGTCTCTTTGTAATTCATGGTAGATAATACCTTTAAAATATTATCCCGGTATATTACCCAAAAGGAGATAAGAGCTTAATTTTTGGGTACAATACCTTCTATGGAAACGATAAAGACTATGAAACCTTTGGACGATACAACACAAACGATCATCAAAATCCTGGCAGAACGCAAAGAGACCATTACCTTTGCTGAGAGTTGCACCGGTGGGCGGATCGCCGCGGAATTCACTGCTGTTCCCGGGGCATCAGCGGTCCTCGGTGGGGCGGTCGTCACGTATTCCAATGCCATCAAACGCCAATGGCTGGGGGTACGACAGGAAACCCTGGATCGCTTCGGAGCCGTCAGCAGTGAATGCATCACCGAGATGCTCGCCGGGGTCATCCGCATGGCTGAGGCTGATTATGCGATCGCCGTCTCCGGTATCGCCGGCCCGACTGGCGGGACAGCTCAAAAACCAGTCGGAACCGTTTTTATCGGAATTCAAACACCCGAAGATTTATATGTCTACCATAGCATTGGTCAAAGAACATCTCCCTCATTTGGTATACCGTTTTCCAGTTGATAAACTTACGCCTATCAACAACATCTCCAAGATGAATAATGGTTCTAATTCCCCGCTCTTCTAAAGTAGGAAAAAATATATCTTCAAAGAACTTTCTAAAGTAATTCGTGAAAGCTTGACTGTCATTACGAGCTCCAAAATGTGTATCATTAATTATTGCTACTTTATTATTGGATGTAAAATGTGGATTCTTCATGCTACCATAAAATATTCAAGGTTAGTGGTTTTAATTGGTTTTTTAGCTACACTCTTTGCCTTCTTTGCATCCTCAAAGTTTTTGATAAAATCATACATATTTGCTTTTTGGTCAGCATTCATTGTTTCTTGATTATACCCTTTATCACTGTCATTTGCAGACACTTCTACATTTTCAGATAAAGATGGAAAGCTTTCCATAGTTTTATATTTTATATAAAGTTGTTTTTTCTCTTTCTGTATCCTTCTAATAAAAGCATAGTAGATAATTTGAGTAAAATATGCAAATGGGTTAGATGATTTTTCTGAATTAAAATTCTTTATGTATTGAACACAATTTTCAATACCATCTGAAATCATATCATCCTTAAAAGCATAATTTATAAAATTAGGTCTGAAAGAAAGTCGTTGTGCTATTTTCATGAAACATTCACCAAGATATTCTGAAATCATTGGTGGAAGTTCATCTCTGGATTTAGCCTCATCAAATCCACGTTTATATATTATCATTTCTTTCAAAAACTTTTCGTTATCTATGTAATGTATTGATTTTGGTTTTGCCAATCTGCCCTCCTATAAGTTGTCATTTCATATATTATAACATAATAAACCGCTGTTGTCAACCACTTGACAAAGCTCTTGACAGATGATATAATACTAATGTAGGGGTTAAATGATTCATTATTTATTAAGTTTTCAATTGTACGAAATATTCAGCTACAGGAAATCGTTCTTCCTCATATATTTTTTTCCTTTCTTCAAAATGATCTAATGTGTAATTGAAACTACTACCATAAGACAGATCATCAGCAATATCATACAATGTAGCTATATCTTTCTTTTTAGATTTCCGTAATCCTCGGCCTATTGACTGTAGATTTCTGATACGACTCTTAGAAGGACTAGCGAAAACGATGTTATGAAGATTCCTAATATCGACGCCAACACTAAATACACCGTAGCTAGCAACGATAATTGCATTTCGTTCTGATTCAACGATATGTCTAATTTGTTCTCTTGTATCTGCATCCGTTCCTCCATGAACGAAAAATATTGTTCTACCATTTGATTCCTCCTTTATCATATCGTAAAGTATCTTTCCATGTTTTTCAACAAAACGAAATAAAAGAAGTGTATTAGTTTTTAAATCTAGAACTAAGTTTTTTATAAATGTATTTCTTGCTTCAGAATTTATTAAATAATCCAATTCTTCTTGATAACTTATTTTCCTAAGATCATGACATATTGAATCTGGATGTCTTAGTAAAATTGCTTTGATAGTAAAGGGTGATAGATGCTTACTGTCTATAAGTTTCTTTGTTGAGGTGACCTTGTAGACCTTACCAAATAACCCCTCTAAGACCAATTTATGAGTTAGTGTTCCGTCTAATGTTCCAGTTGTTCCTATACGATATTTTGCATTAATGCATTTGGTCATTATAGATGTAAGAGATTTTGACTTAAAACCATGAGCTTCATCTCCAATCACAAGTTCATATTGTTCAAAGTATTTTTGTTGCATCTTATAAATTGACTGCCATGTTGATATTATGATAGGCAACTCAGAACCTTTATCTCTTCCAGCAAAAACCGTATGACAATTGTTTGCTACATCAAATCCATATTTTCTAAAATCATCATACATTTGAGAAACAAGAGATATAGTAGGAACTAAAATAAGAGTTTTTAAATTCAAATACCTTATTAATATATAGATAATCAAAGATTTACCAGAAGCTGTTGGTGAAAGTAAAAGTGCTTTGTGGTGAGTCAAGGCATGGTTGACAGCAACCATTTGGTAATCTCTAGGGGTCACTGGTAACTTTAATGAATCAATAAATTCTGATTTGATATCACATTTTGTGACTTCAAAGTCAGATTGAAATTTTACCTTGTAATCTCTAGTATAAAGAAACTTACAAAGGTGTTCAAATAATCCCCCATAAAGAAGACGATTATGAACATTAAAAAGTCTTATCTTTCCATCCCAAAGTCTATTACGATATGCTGGCATAAATGTGTAGCCAGGCACCATAAAAGTAAAATGGTCACAGATTTCCTGAGCAGTTGAAGCTTCAGAATCTATTTTGATATAGACTTCATTTTTTTTAGATATGTTAATTATTTCCATGAGAAAATTTCAACCAATCCAAAGCATTCTTAATCTGGAACCCCCGATTGTTTATCATCCTAATAACAGAGTCTAGATAGTTTATCTTTTCCTGTAGGACTACTAATTGTTGTTTCAATTTGATTACATCATCATCTGATTCAATATATTTAGCTATTTCATTCTTGAGAAGTCTTCCCAAATATTGTTCCCATCCACGCCGTTCAAGTTCTTCTTGAGACATTTTACCAGAATAATACTCAGTCTTAGTCCGAACTATTTTAGATAGTTCAAACTCAACTCCTTTTAATCTGATTCGTTCATCAGTAAAAATTTTAAGATATTTGTCGTGAATTTGTGGAATACGGATGGATTCTGTACCCAGTTCTGTATAATCAATTTCACTATCTCTATGCCAAAGTTCTTGAATATCTTCAAGTTTCAAATCACCTCCTTAAATAATAATTAAACTGGTTTTCCTTCATATGATACATCATTGTTGAGTAGGTTTTCAACTGTATAAACATCATAACGAAAAGAAACATCTGCAGTAACATAATCTATATCTGTTCCACCACTATCAAATGCAATTGAAGAAAGGCTTAATGGGAAACATTCTCTAAATCGAAAATTTATCTGTGGATTCATATTACTGGTCAATACAGTTAAAGTTGCGTCAGTAGTCAATTCTGAATCTTCTGCTAATTTTTTATATTTTGCTTGACCTTCTTCAGTTGGAAATCCAAGTCCGATAATCCAATCATAAATTGATAACCAATTTTTCATATTTTCATCTACTATGAATTTTATTGACAACTCTTCAAAAGTAACTTCATCCCCAGCAATGTCTATGGCTTTTAATGGTGTAGGAACACTAATAGAACTTATAGAAATTCCAGGCAAAGTAGCAGACTGACAGAAATAGTTTACTGCTGGAAAATTATTAAGTTGAAATTTAAACCCAATAGGACTTAAAAAACTAGTATTGATTGGTTGATCTTGTAATGCAGACATAAATGGAATATCCTTTCTGTAATATTTAGTTAGGACAAAAAAAAAGGGTGACTACAATTAAGTAATCACCCTTCTCACGTTCTTTAGGGGTAATAACTCCTAAAGACTTAACTTACATCAAGTTGTCAACTCTGACAATTCTGTAGTAGTAGTTAGCGTTGGCAGTCAAAGCTCCGGTGCCAGCACTGTTTCCAAATGGATTGGTTACGAGTCCGTAACGTGTCTTGAAACCAATTTTTGGTTGAAAGGAACTTTCACCAACCGCACGAACCATTTGCAATGGAACATAAGGACAATAGAAAAGACCTGCATCATAAGCAGATGAACCTTTGTAACCTACACAGACAAAGTTAGTTGCTGATGCACTGAAATATGGATCAACATAAACTTTGTAACGGCCGTTGAGTGTTCCAACGAATGTGTTACCTGTGTCATCAATTCCTGCTGCGTCCATCATTCCACCCATGGCTAGAGCAGAAGCAACGTCTGAAGAACAGATGATGAGGTTACCTTTTCCGCGACGTGTTGATTTTGCAATTGCATTTGCATCACGTTCTACTTGAAACATCAAACCTTTGAATTTCTCAACAGACCAACGTCCATTAGAGTCAACATCAAGGTCAAACACACCAGCTGTTGATGTATTGTGTTGTGCTCCGTGTTCCGCACTAAAATAAATGGTACGAATAACTTCACGGTTAATTTCTGCCAAAATCTCTTGTGAGAGAATGTTAGCAAGTTCTGTTTCAGCATCCAAACCGTGAACGGCTTTAAGATCCTGTGCCAATTCCATCGAGTACTCACCTTTGAGTGCACGTGTTTTAGCTGTAACTGATACACGGTCAATGGAGAATGACATTTGTTGGAAATCTTCAGCAGCTGTACCTGCACTTCCAGTAAGACCGAAAGTTTCAGCAGTTGCCGTTGAATTACCTACACCTAATATTGCGGAATATGTTCCACCCTGAGCTGCTGCTTGTGCAGCTGCTCCTGAGCTGACCATATCACCTCCAGCATCACCAGAATGTGTGGATTCTGGTTCTGAGTACATGGCTTCAGCACCACCTTGTGAATCATATCTTGGACGCATTGCGAAAATAAGTCCTGTTGGCCCTGTCATTGGTTGAACACCACAAACATCATAAGCAACTAAATTAGGCATTGCTCTACGAATCATGGAAATCAAAACTGGGTCTTGATATTGTACTCCACCAGACGAACTTGCTGTAGGAGCAAGACTGGTTAAAGATGTTGCTGCCTCCATCAAGGAACCGCGGCCTTCCATATTTGCCTGTTCCGCCATGGCTTTTTCTTGATTTTCCAAAAGAACGGCGGTAACCGCTCTTTTGTATGGGTCTTTAATCTTGGGCATATCTTCATGATCCAAGACCGGCGCCCACTTTTGTTGTAGATCTTCAGCTAGATACATTTTTTTTAATCTCCTAAAATGTTATTTGTTAAAACGAGTTAATGAGGAAACATATCTCTTCATAACTGGATCAGTACTTGATTCTGAACTATCTTGTTGTTCTTCTTCAGTATTTTCCAATTCTTCTGTAATTGTTTCCGACTGTTGTTTAGGGAAATAAT